CCTACCCCTTACTATGAGCAAGACGGAATCACTATCTATCACGGTGATTGTAGAGAAATATTACCTCACTTACCAAAAGTGGACTTGGTACTGACAAGTCCACCTTATGACAATTTACGGGATTATGGAGGACACGGCTTTAATTGGCAATCAACCATTGATGCTATTGTGCCTACCATTAAGGAAGGTGGTGTATGTGTGTGGATTGTTGGAGATGCTACTAATAATGGATCTGAAAGTGGTACATCTTTTAGGCAAGCGTTGAGATTTATTGATATAGGGATGAAGTTACATGACACAATGATTTACGAAAAAGCAGGTATGTCTAACCCAGACACAAATAGATATTATCAAATATTTGAGTATATGTTTGTGTTTAGTAAGGGGAAACCTAAAACTACAAATTTAATTAAGGATAAAAAGAATATTTGGGCTAATCAATCTAACTTTGGCACAATGTCAAAAAGAAGTGTTGATGGTTCTCTTATAGCAAAGGGTTCTAAAGTTACACAAGAATACGGAGTTCGATTCAATATATGGAGATATAACACTGGTTACGGATACAGTACAAAAGATTCCATCGCTTACCAACATCCGGCAATATTCCCTGATAAATTAGCTGCTGATCATATTACATCTTGGACCAACAAGGGGGATATTGTCTTGGACTCCATGTGTGGAAGTGGGACTACTTTAAAAATGGCAAAACAATTAGGTAGGAAAGCCATAGGCATTGAGATAGAAGAAAAGTATTGTGAGATAGCAGTTAAGAGGTTAGGGCAAGGAGTATTGGCATTATGAAGGCTATCACAACCAGTGGCTCTGCGAACGGGCGTTGAATGAGCATAAAACGAGGCAGGAGTGGACACGGTGAGTCTACCTACCCCTTACTATGAGCAAGACGGAATCACTATCTATCACGGTGATTGTAGAGAAATATTACCTCACTTACCAAAGGTGGACTTGGTGCTGACAAGTCCACCATACAATACAGGTAATAAGAATTTAGGATACCAGCCTAATAGTAAAGTTGGAAACAATTATTATGGACAATATCACGATAATTTATCAGATGAAGATTATCAAAAATGGATAATTAATGTTATCAAGAAATGTTTAAAATGTTCAAGATATGTTTTTTGGAATATGCAATATCTTGTATCTACAAAAAGAACTATTCATAGAATATTTCAAGAACTTGAACCTAATTTAAAAGACATTTTTATTTGGAAAAAACAAGCAGTAGCTCAGATATGTGTGAAAAATTCGCCAATCTTGGCGAATGGGTATGAATTTGTTTTTTTATTTGGTCAAGATAATTCTAAAATTTTTAAATATTCTAACTTTCCCTCTAATGGATATGTACCTAATATTCAAGAATGGTTCAAGAGGGAATCATTTCCAGAGCATCATGCCACATTCACAAGGGAAATGTGTGGATACTTTATTGATTATTTTACAAAGATAGATAATACCATCCTCGATCCCTTCATGGGTTCCGGCACTACTTTGGTTGCGGCACTTCAACTTGGTAGACGGGCCATTGGAATAGAAATCGAGGAAAAGTATTGCCAAATCGCAATTAAACGACTATCTCAAGGAGTATTACCATTATGACGGCTATCACAACCAGTCGGCGAGATAGCAGGGCTGTTCGTTTCGATTACGCCCTATAACCAGTCGGGGAGGGGCAAGAGTAAAATAATTGAAAGGAGATCACTATTTAACATTTGTGGGTAGAGCGGGGTCGGAGTCTTTGAAAGGGACCGAGTTAGCGGAAAAACTCAACAAACCGGCCCCGCAATTTACAAGGAGGTAATATGGATAAAATAAAACTGATGTTGATAGATTGGCTCTGCAAGGATGATCCCAAGAAGGTTATCAGACTGATACTCAAACGACATCTGCAAAATCATCACATATCAAAAAATCCTCAGAGAGAGGCGAAGGTAAAAAATGAAAAAATGTATGCTCTGTAAAAACAAACACCATGCTAAGGGATTTTGCGTTACTCACTATCATAAATATATTACACCCAAAAAAAAGAAGCAGATAAAATGCATGCTTTGCGAAAAACCTTTTCACGCCAGAGGTTTTTGTAATGTCCATTATAATGAATATGTATTTCCCAAGAAGGGATATAGAACAAATAAAATATGTGCGTGTGGATGCGGAACAAGATTAAAAGATAATAGAAGTATATGGGCAAAAGGTCACAGCACTATCAAAAAAGAAGGTTGTTCCTACGCAGGTTATATTTTTCAGCACACTACTTCACATCCAAGAAAAGCAAAGAAAAAAAATAACATAGGGCAACACATCTTAATAGCAGAAAGGGCACTTGGCAAATATTTACCGAGGAAAGCCATAGTTCATCATGTTGATGGTAATGGATATAACAATAAAAATGATAATTTAGTTATCTGCGAAAATAGGTCATATCATCAACTCCTCCATGCAAGAAAGAGAGCTTACGAAGCTATAGGAGATGTTCATCAGAGACCTTGTGGATTCTGTAAAAAATATTCGCCAATATCAGAACTGTCTTATAGAAAAGGACGAATAAATAATAATTATTGGTGGCACCCAAAATGTATGCGTGATTACGAAAAGAAAATCTACAGAATCAGAAAAGAAAAGCGGGTGAATGGCCCCGCAATGATATAAGGAGGGAGTATGAGTGACATAATGGATGTAGCACCAATAACAGATGTACCGGCAATAGCAGATGACCAGTTATTGATTATTGCTGACCAGGCAGAGAAGCGGATCGAGGCAGTCAAGAAAATAAAGTCTTTGGTATTCAGAGTAACCAACTTCCACGATTGGATTGACCAACAAGGCAAACCATACCTGTGGGCATCAGGCGCCGAAAAGATTGCCCGGCTGTTTGGTATCTCTTGGAGAATAGACGAGCCCGTCTTTGAATCGTTAGAGGGAGGCCATTACAGCTACACATACAAAGGCTATTTCACCCTCGGTGGCGTCACAATCGAAGCGGTAGGCGCCAGATCCTCAAAGGACGGTTTCTTCAAGAAGTACGGCAAGGAAACCAATGGAGAAAGAAAAGAGTTGCCACCCTCAGAGATTGATAAGACCGATGTCAAGAAGGCTGCATACACGAACCTTATCGGTAATGGCATCACTCGGCTTCTCGGTATCCGCAATCTCACCTGGGAAGAACTGAAAGAGGCCGGGATAACTAAAGAGAAAGCCACCACGGTTGACTACGGTTCAAGCAAGGAACAAAGGACAGGATGTATTTCTGATGCTCAAAGGAAACGCTTTTACGCCATAGCAAAGAAAGCAGGATGGTCTGACGATGAAATTAAGGACTACCTCAAGACAATAGGCGTGGAATCCTCGAAAGACATTCCTACGGACAAATATGAAGATGCTTGCAAGTGGGCAGAGACGAGACAGAGACAACCAGGGGAGGACGACTAATGATAGTAGAGAGAGTGATAGACCAGAAGGCAAGGGAGATAAAACAATGGCCTGTAAGGAGCAACCGGGCCTCTTCCCTGGGTCATCCCTGCACACGGTATCTTACCTTTGAGCGCACCCACTGGCAGGAGAAGGTCTTACACGGACCATCTCTCCAGATGGTGTTTGATATTGGAAATGATGTGGAAGACAGGGTACTGCGTGATCTCAAAGACGCAGGATTTACCGTCATCGAACAGCAGAGGGCTTTTGAGTGGGCTAAGTACGGGATTACTGGACACATCGACGCTAAGATTCAGATAGGTGCTACTGTGTATCCTATCGAGGTTAAGAGTATGAGCCCTTTTGTTTTCGACAGGACCAACACGGTAGCCGATATGCTCAATTCCAAGTACCACTACATGAGGTCGTACCCCGCACAGATGACATTGTACTTGCTGATGGACAACAAAGAGACAGGGTTTTTCATCTTAAAGAATAAATCAACGGGCGCTATGAAAGAGATCGAGGTCAACCTTGACTATGAACTCGGAGAAAAACTGTTGCAGAAAGCCGAAACCATTAACCGCCATGTCGAGGCCGGCACACTTCCGGATCCTATTGAATGGGATGACAACGTATGCTCGGAGTGCGGATACCTCCATATATGCAATCCGGTAAGGACCGGAACAGAAGTTGACATTGTTGATGATGAGGAGCTCCTCGAATTGCTCATCAAGCGGGAATCATTACAGGTGTATGCAAAAGAGTTTGAGGAGATAGACGGGATCCTCAAAGAGAAACTTGAGGGCCGTGACAAACTATTAATTGGTGACTATTACATCACGGGATCCTGGCGTAAGACAACCAGGTACGAAGTCCCAAAAGATATTAAGGACCAGTATAAGACCGAGGCGCAATACTGGGTGCGTAAAATAGCAAAAGTGACAGATCAGAAAAGGATAGCTGCGTAATAATGTTGACTAACCTCCCCTATAAGAATAACCTTTTTCAAACGATTGGGGAGGTCTGTATGAGTGGTACAGATAGGGAGGGGAACGTGAGCGCACAGGGAAGATAGACCTTCGTCACGTTTACGCATGTTAGGAGGAAAAGATGGCAGATGAACGAGATATACAAGATGAAGACGGTGGTTTGGAAGGGGAATTGTACAAGTTGGGGAAAAAGATCGAACAGGCATACAGAGATTACCAGGTTTTGCAGGATATGTACCGTTATTACACTGGCAAAGAACACGAATGGTTAAAATGAAACTTGAGATCGAACTACATAAACCAAATTGTCTTGTCTCATGTTGGTGGTATTTTTTTTACTGTAAAAGGTTATGGACTATTCGGTTATTAAAGGTCTTGAGGATAAGTTTTTATAAATAGGAGGAGGGAGAGATGAAATACCGAAAGAAACCAGTAGTGATTGAAGCTATCCAGTGGACAGGAGATAATCTAAAGGAAATAATTGATTTTACAGGATTACATCCATCAGCGTCAAAATGGTCGTGGGAAGAATATGAACAGGTAGTTAAAAATGAAGGTCTCAAGATATTCACGCTTGAAGGAACTCACATGGCATCCATCGGCGATATGATTATAAAAGGCGTTAAAGGTGAATTTTATCCGTGTAAGCCCGACATCTTTGAACAGACGTATGAATTGGTAGAATAAATAGTGGGTGCCACGTCAACAATGCAGTTAGGTTTGGGAAACTGCCCTGTGGGGGATAAAAGGAGGGAGGGAGAAGATGTTAAAAGTTGAACTTGAACATGGTGTTTGGTTAGCAGAAGGTGAAGGAGACCCACCAAGAACATTACAGGAAAAGGACGCTAAACAATTCAAGACAATGAAGGAAGCGGTATTGGCACTTTGCAAGGCAAGGGAATACCGGCCCTTTGACAAGGCCGTTATTACGGGATGATAAAAGGAGGGAAGGATAATGATTAGAAAATGTACTGTATGTGATAGATATTTTGAAGTCGATATTAATTATATTTACATTAATGTGTGCCCTGAGTGTCAGGCTATTGATCCACGGACACGCTCGGAAGAAGACCGACTGGGAGAACTAAGAGTCCTTATTGAAAAGGTTTGGAGAGAATACCAGAATTTACAAGATCAGTATCGTAAGCTGACTGGTAAAGAACACGGGTGGCTAAGATGAAAACAGCTATCAAAATTGAGTCAGGAGCAATTCAGAG